GTGAAGGAAGGCAAAGCACGGGTCGAGTTGGGCGACGGGCTCGTGCAATATATGGCCGCCGCCGATGATACCACGCGCGAGCTGCAGGCAGCCGAAAGCCCCTTGTTGAAAGCGCTGCTGCAGTACGACGCCTATTTTCGGCGCGACCTGTGGGAGCACGTATCGCCGACGCCGGCCTTCGCCCTCGTCCTCTTCCTCAACGCCTATCAGATGTTTCTCGCCGCGGCGCGCATGGCATTAAGCGGGCATCCGGCAGAGGTTTTTCCACTTTTGCGGACCGCCCTCGAATCCGCAAGCTATGGTTACCTCATGGAGCAGCAGCCCGCCCTCTCCGAGGTCTGGGTCAACCGACACCGCAGCGAGGCCGATAAGAAGGCTTGCCGCAACGCCTTCACCTTCGATAAGGCGATCAAGGGTTTTGCCCATAAGGCTCCGGATATCGATAGGCTCGCCAAAGAGGCCTACGAGGGCGCGATCGACTACGGCGCGCACCCCAATCTGAAGGGCGTTTTCGGCCATGTTTCGATCAACGAAGATCGACCGGACGGCATGGTGGCCGTCACCCACACCAGCCTATACGGCTCAGGTCACCACGAGACGATCCGCGGCATCTGCGCCTGTCTCGACTTCGGCTTTGCCATCATCGGTATCATTGCGCTGTCCGGCCCGTCCGCAATCGGGAAGCTGCACGACCAGCTGCAGGCGTTGAACGACGCCAAGGAAGGGGCGATCGCCGCCCATCAGGCTGCGCCATAGTTCGTCCGCTGTTCCTGAATCGACCGCCCTCTCCGGCAGGCGAATGCAGTAGAAGAAAGGATGACACTACGTTGATATATAAGAGCCGACCGAATCTTGATGCAGATCGGCATCGGCACCAAGCCGAAAATTTCGGGCGCCCAACCACACATATACGAACATCGGCTTTAAGGTTCATAAATTGGCTCGGCGAACGATTGAGGTGGCGGCGCAAAGCCGCCATTCGAACGGGCATGCTGAGATGGCCACTTCGGGTCCAGCAAGTACTGCGTATTGCAGGTCATAGATCGGCTGTTGGGCATCGGTCGCCGTCGCGTCAGTCTTGGGAATGACCAGACGCTCACATTCACGCACTCAATACCCTGCATATCAATTTGCGCCGGGACGATTGCCCGACAATCTCTACACCTACGCGGAGACGCCGCTACCCCGCCGCCGGACGCGAACTTCCCCAACTCCCGCCCCGATGACCGTCACCGACGACTGGCCGGAATACATTCCGGTGACAGAGGCGGAGATTGCTGTCTTCGAGGCCTGGTTCGGGGATATTCTGGAGGAGCTGATCGAAGGGGAATGACCGCCTGACACGAAAGGCTCTGCCATGACCGCTCCGCTGCGTGCCGCCTTGTACCTGCGCGTCTCCACAGCCCGGCAGGCCGAGCACGATGTCTCGATCCCCGATCAGCGCCGGCAGGGGGAAGCCTATTGCCAGGCGCGCGGCTATCAGCTGGTCGAGACCTATGTCGAGCCGGGAGCGTCAGCCACCAATGATCGCCGGCCGGAGTTCCAGCGGATGATCGAAGCGGGCACGCTGAAGCCGGCGCCGTTCGATGTCGTCGTGGTGCACAGCTTCTCGCGCTTCTTCCGCGATCACTTCGAGCTGGAGTTCTATGTCAGGAAGCTCGCTCGAAACGGCGTGCGGCTGGTGTCGATCACCCAGGAGATGGGCGACGATCCGATGCACGTCATGATGCGGCAGATCATGGCGCTGTTCGACGAGTACCAGTCAAAGGAGAACGCCAAGCACGTCCTGCGGGCGCAGAAGGAGAATGCACGGCAGGGCTTCTGGAACGGTGCTCGCCCGCCGATCGGTTATCGCGTGGTCGAGGCCGAGCAGCGCGGTGCCAAGGTGAAGAAGAAGCTGGAGATCGATCCGCTTCACGCCGACACCGTGCGGCTGATCTTCGATTTGGCCCTGAATGGCAACGGTCGCTCCGGTCCGATGGGCGTGAAGGCGATCGTCAGCCACCTCAATCGGAACCGGATCTACACTCGCGAGGGCGGACGCTGGGGTATCGGCCAGCTTCACCGGGTGCTGACCCGCCGGACCTATGTGGGCGAGCACCAGTTCAACAGCCGCTCAAAGAGCAAGCAGAAGAAGCCGGAGAGCGAGGTAGTGGTGGTCGCCGTGCCGCCCCTCATCGACGCCAAGGTCTTCGACGCCGTGCAGGAGCAGCTTCAGGCCCGTAATCCGAAGATCGTCCCCCCGCGCGTGGTGAGCGGCCCGACCCTCCTAACCGGCATCTGCTACTGCGCGCAGTGCGGCGGGGCCATGACCATCCGCACCGGCAAGAGCGGGCGCTATCGCTACTATGCCTGCTCGATCAAGGCACGGCAGGGCGAGACCGGCTGCGCCGGGAGGGCCATCCCGATGGAGACGCTCGACACCCTTGTGGCGACCCATATCGAGCAGCGTCTTCTCCAGCCCGAGAGGCTGCAGGAAATCCTCGCCTCCATGCTCACCCACCGCCAGGAGCGCCTTGAGCGGCGGCGCGAGCATATTGCCGAACTCAGCAAGCGCGGGACAGAGGCCGACCAGAGGCTGCGTCGGCTCTACGACGCCATCGAATCAGGCGTGGCCGACATTACCGATCCGGCGCTGAAAGAACGAATTGACGGCCTGAAGGCGATCCGCGACCAGGCGCAGGCCGATGCAGCTCGCGCGCAAACCTCTCTCGCGACCTCGGGCGAAGACGCCGTCACGCCCGCCATGGTCGCGCGCTTCGCCGATATCGCCCGCAAGCGCATGCGTATCGAAGGCGGCGGCTACCGGCGTGATCATCTGCGCGCCCTGGCTCAGCGCGTGGAGGTCGGAGCGAAGGAAGTCCGCATCATCGGATCGAAAGGAGACCTGCTCCGAACGCTGGCTGCCGTCTCAGGAGGGAAATCGGCTACGCTCGGCGTGCCCAGTTTTGGACTGAAATGGCGGAAGGGGTGGGATTCGAACCCACGGTGGGCTTGCACCCACGGCGGTTTTCAAGACCGCTGCCTTAAACCACTCGGCCACCCTTCCATCTAGCAATATCAACGACTTAGTCGATGCTGCCGGCGATCCAATTCCGGGACTTGGCACCGGATTGGCACCGGACGTTCTCATTCTGTCCCGATGAGAGCCGCATCCATGATGGAGGCTGCCCTGTCATCCGTCTTGAAGAGGTGCCCATAGACTCCGAGCGTGATCGCGGGCGAGCCATGCCCTAGTCGGCGGCTGATAGTCAAGACGTCGAGCCCCGATGCGATGAGCGTGCTGGCGTGGGTGTGCCGGAGGGAATGGAATGTGGCCCTGAGGCTCGCCTTGCCCATGAGGGTGGACCACTCCTTGGTGAGGGCGTTCGGCGATCGAGGCGAGCCGTCATGCTCGCAGAAAACAAGGGATTCGGGCGGCGCCTTGCCGAGGCCGAGCATCAACCGCTGTTCCTGCTGGGCTTTCCAATGGGCGCGCAAGGCCGTGACGAGCGAAGCAGGTAGCGTAATGGTGCGCCGGCCGTGCCGCGTCTTCGGAGCCTTGAACAGGAGCCCTCCCCGCTTCGTCTGTTCCAGCGACCTTTCCACGCGCAAGACCGCGCCGTCGAGGTCTACGTCCTGCCAGCGAAGCGCGAGGATCTCTGAGCGACGCATGCCGGTACCAAGCGCAGTTATGGCAACGGAGTAGATCGGCCGGCCCTGCACGGAGGAGAGGACCTTCTTCAGCGCCGCCGGAGTCAGGATGTCGATCTCCTTGCCGACAACGGTCGGCGCGTCGATGAGCCCCGCCACGTTCTGCTGCACCACGCCCCACTGAGCGGCGTGCTTGAGCATCCGATGCAACACCCGATGAACGTGTAAACGTGTCCTGTCCGCGAGCCCGGCCTTGGCCAGCTTGGCCTGGATCGACTGCACGTCGGCCGCCCTCACCTTCTGGAGCGCCAGCTTGCCGATATGCGGCACGACGTGGCGCCGTAGGATTTGCTCATAGCGCTGATACGTCTTGTTCGAGGTGTTCGTCGCTGCCCAGTCTTGCAGCCATCGCGCGATAAATTCGGCTACCGTCTCCCGGCTGTGGTCGACGTAGCTGCCGGTGACGCTGGAGGCGATGATCTTTGCCGCCTCCGCCTGGGCGTGCGCCTTGGTGCCGTTGATCGTGTGGTAGCGCGTGAGCCGCTTGCCGGTGTCCGGATCAACGCCAAGCTCAAATTTGAGGCGCCATGAAGACTTGCCACGGCGGGTAAGATTACCCTTCATTGTTTCCTCCCGGCTGGGGAGGTAGGCGCTGTATAATGGCCTCCGCCACGCGTTCGGAAAGGATATCAATAAAATTCTTGTTTGTGTGCGTTATACTGTTCGCCAACTCAATGGTGTTATTTAATTCAGTTACATCTACATTAGGCGGAGCCCATAGCGTATTTCCGCCTACTGTAACTGATATGTATCCGTACCTCTTTAGTGCTTCTTCAATATTCGTTTGGATTATGGCGTTCGCCATTTCGATTACACCATGTCCATCCATGGTATACTGAATTCGCAAATCGCGAAATTTTACGTTGCCGCCGAGACGCTCAAGCTCCTTGGAAAACTGGCTGAACTGCAGAAGGTGGTCCTCTATAACGGCACTCACTGAGCGCCCTAGTTCGGTGGCCTCTTCGCTCAACTCTGCATCGAGTGAATCGCTGATGCGAAAGGTCCTGCTCTTGGTGAGAGGGTCGCCTTTGCGATGCGTCGGGCGCCCCCCTTTGCTGCGTTTGCTGCCCTCATCCGTCATCTAGCACTCCTCCGGATAGTTTGTCTGGTGTTATCTCATACAAACCGTTGACGCAATGATCCGGTGCGTGCCATACGAGTTTGTAAGATGATATTTAGTACAAACATGGAGGATGAGCGATGCCGGACGATCTTAGTGTTCTGACCGATCGCCTGACGGTGGATGTCGTTACGGCCGCCCGGGTCTTGGGAATTGGACGGAACGCGGCCTATGAAGCTGTAAAGGTAGGGGAAATTCCGAGCTTGAAGATTGGGGGCCGCATCGTGGTTCCGACCGCCCCGCTTCGGAAGATGCTCGGGATTGAGCCCAAGAACGAAACGGTCGCAGTCGGGCGCTGATCGGCATTCTCATGTCTACGGCTGACGACCCGCCAGGGCAGTCGCGGTTTGGTCGCCTTTGGGAGGCTTGGTGTGATGCCGTAATGGCGTCTCCGAGTATTCCTCATGGCGCGAAGAGTGTCGCCTATATAATCGGAAGATGTGTGGATAATAAAACCGGCACGTGCTGGCCTTCTCAGGCCACCATAGCCGACAGATGCAATATGTCTGTCGACAACGTGCAGCGGTCGGTTCGGCGCCTTGCTGAGGCAGGATTCCTCGATGTGAGCAAGAAAAGGTTCGGAGGATCGAACCGCATGACGCTCCGATTTCCGGCCTCGGGCCGACCACATCCCAATTCCGCTCCAGAGGCCGGAATTGGTGTCCTCAATTCCGCTCCAGAGGCCGGAATTGGTGTTCTCAATTCCGCTCCAGAGGCCGGGTCAATTCCGCTCTCTGGGCCGGGTCAATTCCGCTCTCTCGGTCGGGCTAACTCTCTTAAGAACTCTCAATTGAACTCTTCCCCCTCCGTGCCCCCCGCGCACGAGGACAGTGCATCCCGGGAAGAAATTGAGGGGGCGCCTGTCAAACGCACAGGCGAGCCCCACAGGGAGTTCCTAAAGCGGAAGCTGGCGCACGAACATAAGCGGCGGGAAGCCGGCCAGTTGCTCGACGACATTCTCCGCCATATGAGGCCTCTCCACCGTCGATAGAGCAGTAGGGCTTGGCGATTAGAAAGTTGTGGACAGTACTGTATACGTCTGCGTGCGAGTGTTGAGATGTCCTCATCTGTCCCGTCCCGTCAGATGACGCGAATGACAACCATTCGTTTCCATGGACTGTTGGCGACATCGTTGTCCGCCAACTATGAGCCCCACCATGGCTAACCGTGAAGCTGCCATCCAGACCCGTCGGGGGCGGCCGCGCCGCGCGACGAACCTCACTATCCTGCCTCCGCTGATGCGGGTTCTCTTCACCGAGGGCGAGAACCTTGTGCTCCTGGCGGTGGTGCGCTGCCTGTCGGGCAAGTGGATTGGGTCGGTAGCGCGCCGCCGGCTCATGATGGAATCGGGCCGCTCGTTGGCCACCGTCGAGAAGACCATGCGCCACGCTCGCAAGGTTGGCTTGATCCGCGAGTGGGATGATCCACAGCGCGGCTACCTCACCGAGATCATCTCGACCGAATGGCGCGCCTGGCTTGCCGGGCAGCCCGAGTTCGCCGGAGCGAGCCGTCGCGGCTAGCTGTCCCCGGCCGGGGGTGGTTGCCGACTTACGCCCTAGGGGCCGGGACCGTCTGGGGTGGATCGCGCGAGATAGAGCCGAAATAGGCTTTTTGATCAGTCGTTTAGATTGAGATCGAGGGTTTTTTGCAGTGTTCGCGACGGTCAAAAACTGGTTCGGCATGACGACCAAGAGCCTGTCGGCGCCCGATGCGGAGCTGCAGGCGCTATTCGGCGCGCTGCCCTCCGGCCTGTCGGTCGGCGCGGCGCAGGCCCTGACCGTGCCGGCCGTGGCCTCGGCGATCCGCCTGCTGTCGGAAGCGACCGCCTGTCTCGACCTGAAGGTGGTGCGCCGCGTCGGTGACGCGGACGCCGTGGCATCCGACCATCCCGTGGCGCAGCTGCTCGCGGACCGCCCGAACGACTGGACGTGCAGCTATGAGTTCGTCCGCGACATGGTGGCGGCGGCGCTCATCAGCGACAAGGGTTCGCTCGCCCTGGCGAACAAGGTCGATGGGCGCGTGATCGAGCTGGTGCGCTATGAGCCGGCGCACTTCACCGTCGACTATTCCGGCGACGGTCGCCTCGAGCCGCGCTATCGCATCAACAATGTCCCGGTGTCGGCGGACGACGTGGTGCACCTGCGTTCGCCCTTCGCGCGGTGCCCGCTCTCCCTCGCCGCCGACGCGATCGGCGTGGCAAAGGCGCTGGAGGAGCACGCCGGCCGGCTGTTCAAGAACGGTGCTCGCCCTTCCGGTGTCCTTTCCCTCGCCGAGCGCGTCACGCCGGATGTCCTGAAGCGCATTCGCGAGTCGTGGCATCTCACGCACGGCAACGGCAAGTCCGGCGGCACCGCTATCGTCGAAGGCGGGGCGACCTATGCCCAGCTCACCATGCTCTCAACGGATGGGCAGTTCCTCGAGAACCGCACCTTCCAGATCGTGGAGATCGCCCGCGCCTTCCGTGTGCCGCCGAGCATGCTCTACGAGCTGGATCGCGCCACCTGGTCCAACTCCGAACAGATGGGCAAGGAGTTCCTGACCTACTCGTTGGAGCCTTGGCTGCGCGCTTTTGAGGGCGCCTTGCGCCGCGCGCTGTTCACGGCGGAGGAGCGGCGCGAATACCGCGTGGCCTTCGACCGCGACGACCTCACCCGCGCCAGCCTGACCGAGCGCGCCACGGCCATCAACTCGCTGATCGCCGCCCGCGTGCTCAACCCCAATGAGGGCCGCGACTGGCTCGACCTGCCGCCGCGCGCGGGTGGCGAGGAATATGCCAATCCCAACACCGGCTCCAGCCAGCCCGGCGGCGGCCCTGCCGAGGATGCTGCCTGATGGAGCACGCTTTCATCGAGACCAAGATACTCGCCGACGACGCCGGGCTTATCTCCGGCCTGGCGTGGAAGTTCGGCGCGCCCGATCGCGTCGGCGACATGATCGAGCCCGGCGCCTTCAAGGGCCTCAAGCTGCCGCTGCCGATGCTGTTCGGCCACAACCTGAACGATCCCGTCGGCGTGTGGACCGAAGCGCAGGAAACCGGCGCCGGCCTCGCCCTCAAGGGACACATGCTGATCGACGACATGCCGCGCGCCCGCGAGGTACGCGCCCTGGTGAAGGCCGGCGCGGTCGGTGGGCTCTCTATCGGCTTCGTCACCCGCAAGGCCGTGGCGCGCTCCGGCGGCGGCCGCACGATCACGGCGCTCGACCTCTTCGAGGTGTCGCTCGTCACGGCGCCCATGCACCCCGGCGCCCGCATCACCGGCGCCAAGTCTGCGGCGGATGCCTTTCGGCTCGCCGAATCCATCCGCCGCGCTCACGCGGCCATCAAAGGAACCTGAACGATGAAGCACACCGGCCTCAACACGCTGGCCCTCGGCGCCGTGGTCCTGAAGGGCGAGAATGACGATCCGAACGAGATCGTCACCAAGGCGCTTGGCGATCTCACCAAGACTGTCAACGATGGCCAGAAGACGCTCGGCGATCGCATCGCCGTGCTCGAGGGCAAGGGTGCCAAGCCGGACGACAAGAAGGACGACCCGGCCGCGAAGCTGGTCGAGCGCCTGGACAAGATCGAGGCGAAGATCAACCGCCCCGGCGGCGGCACGGAAACCAAGGGCGAGGCGAGCGTCGAGCAGAAGGCGTTCGGCGCCTATCTCCGCCATGGCGACCGCGCCCCCGATGCCGAGCTGAAGGTGCTGACCGTCTCCAGCGACACGCAGGGCGGCTATCTCGCGCCGACCGAGATGTCGGCCGAGTTCATCCGCGACATCACCGAGTTCTCGCCTATCCGCACGCTGGCCACGGTGCGCACCACGGTCGCCCCGGCCGTGAGCTACCCCAAGCGCACCGGCATCACCAATGCCAAGTGGAAGGGCGAGACGCAGGCGCAGGAGGGCAGCGAGCCGAGCTTCGGTCAGGTCGAGATCCCGATCCGCGAGGTGAACACCTATGTCGATGTGTCCAACCAGCTGCTCGCCGACAGCGGCGGTACGGCCGAGGCGGAGATCAATCTCGCCCTCGCCGAGGACTTCGGCCAGAAGGAAGGCCTCGCCTTCGTCTCCGGCAATGGCATCCTCGAGCCGGAAGGCCTGCTGACCGCCACCGGCATCGCCGAGACGCTGAACGGCCACGCGACGAACCTCTCGGCCGACCAGCTGATCGCCCTGATGTACGCGCTGCCGGCACCCTACCGCTCGCGCGGTTCCTGGCTGATGAATGGCGGCACCCTCGCCAAGCTGCGCACCATGAAGGACGGTCAGGGCAACTACCTGTGGCAGCCGAGCTATCAGGCCGGCCAGCCGGAGATGATCCTCGGTCGCCCGGTGGTGGAAGCGATCGACATGCCCGACGTGGCGGCGAACGCCTACCCCGTCCTGTTCGGCGACTTCGCGACCGCTTACCGGATCGTCGACCGCCTGGCGCTGTCCATCCTCGTCAACCCGTACCTGCGCGCCACCGAGGGCATCACCCGCATTCACGCCACCCGCCGTACCGGCGCCGGCATGGTGCAGGCCCGCGCGCTCCGCAAGCTCAAGATGGCGGCCTGACGGTCGCGAATCCCTTTCACGCGCTGCCCGGAGGATCATCCATGCGCGACATCATCTCGAATATGGCCGTCGTCGAAGCCGTCCCGCCGGCCGCTTATGCGGCGGACAACACCCCGGCGGCCATCGACCTTCGCGGCTTCGACGCCGCCATGCTCGCCATTCATGTCGGCGTTGGCGGCATCGCCTTCAGCGGCACGAACAAGGTCGAGTTCAAGCTGACGCACAGCGACGACGATGCGACCTATGCCGCCGTCACCATCGACGACGTGCAGGGACTCGATAGCGTCGGCGCCGGCGGCATCGTCAAGGCGCTGATCGCCGCTCACGCCGCGCCCTCGATCACGCGCGTCGGCTATGTCGGCAACAAGCGGTTCCTGAAGCTGCTGGCGGACTTCTCCGGCACCCACGGCACCGCCACACCGCTCTCCGCCACCGTCATCAAGGGCCGCGCCCGCGACCGTCCGGTGGCGTGACAAAGGACCTCCAGAGCGCCGCCGACCGCCAGCGGGGAGCGCGTGGCGCTCTCCGCCTTTCATCATCAGGTTGAGTGCAGATCAGATCATGCTCACCGTCACCACACCCGCCACGACGCGCGATCTCACCACCCTCAATGCGGTGAAGGCCGAACTCGACATGGCGCTCGTCACCCATAGCGACGAGCATTTGAGTCTGCTCATCACGCAGAAGAGCCGGGCAATCGAGAGCTGGTGTGGGCGGAGCCTGGTTCGCGAGGGTGTCCGTGAGACGATCCATCTTACTGACCCGTCGGCGGTGCTCATCCTCTCGCGCTTTCCGGTGGCGGCGATCGCCTCCCTCACCACCGGAAACGGTGGGCAGGCGCCGGCGCTTTACGAGTTGAACGCCGCTAACGGCCTCCTCCTCCGACTCACTGAGGCCGGGAACTCACATGTCTGGACGCCCGGCCGGGTCGTCATTGATTACAGCGCCGGTTTCATTCCATCCGGCGAAGGGCGTGACCTTCCCGAAGACATCGAGCGCGCCGCTATCTTGGCCGTGCGCAACGCCTTCCTGACGCGCGGTCGCGACCAGACGGTGCGCAGCGACGACGTGGTGGGCATCGGCTCCTTCTCCTACGGCATGACCTCGGCGCTCCCTGCCGACGTCACCGACCTCCTGGCGCCGTATCGGCTGCCGGGCTTCGCGTGAGGTGCACCATGCCGATCCGCGCACCACGTATCTGCGGCTGCGGCCATCGTATCGCACCGGGCGAGCGTTGCCTCTGCGAGGTCAAGCGCAAGGCTCAATACGACCAGCGCCGGCCTTCCGCGCGGGAGCGTGGCTATGACACGGAATACCAGCGCCGCGCCGCCGCCTTCCTGAGAGAGCATCGGCGTTGCACCTGCGGTCAGCCGGCCGTGCTCGTGCGCCACAAAATCAGCATCCGCCTACGGCCAGACCTCCGCATGGCGCAATCGAACTGGTTGCCCGGCTGCCGGCCCTGCAATGCGAAGGACGTTCAGCGGGAGCGGCAGCTAAAGACCGAGGCGGTGCCGCCGTCATGGGAGAGGTGATCGTCATGCGCGGTGCCAAGCCCTTCGCCATCGCTCCCGGCTCCTCACCGGTGCGTGAGCCGCTCGATCCCCCGGACTGGCTCTCGGAAGACGCGCGGGCCGAGTGGAACCGCGTGGCGCCGATCCTTATCGAGGAACGCCGCACCCTTACCGTGACCGACATCGCGACGCTGGTGAACTATTGCGTTGCGGTAGGGCGGGCGGCCGAGGCGGAACGGATCATCTCCGCCGAGGGCATGATCTACAAGAGCAAGACCGGGCCAAAAAAGCACCCGGCCGTTGCAATCTCCTCCGATGCCCAGACGCAGGCTCGCCTGCTTGCTGGTGAGCTGGGGCTGACTCCGGTCAGTCGCTCTCGGCCGGCGGCGCGCGGCGGTGAGGGGAATTCCGGCCAGTCCAGCCTATTCGACATGGACTTCTGACCATGGCGCGCTCGACTTATCCCGAATGGATCTTCGACGGCAGCGTAATCCCCGACCCGATGGGGTACGGAGCGCGCGCGGTGCGCTGGCTGGCCATGCTCCGCCACCCCAAGAGCACCTTGCCCGGGCGGCCGTTCAAGCTCGACCCGTGGCAAGAGCGCATCGTGCGCCGCATCTATGGCCCTCGCCATGAAGACGGCACGCGCATCGTCAAGACTGTGGTGCTGCTGCTGCCGCGTGGAAACCGCAAGACCGCGCTCGCTGCGGCCCTCGCCCTGCTGCACACGATCGGGCCGGAGCGGGTGCCTGGCGGCGAGGTGATCTCGGCCGCTGCCGACAGAAAGCAGGCGAGGCTCGCCTTTGCCGAGGCGCTTGGCATCGTGCGTACTGTGCCGGCAGTGGCTTCCAACACCCGCGTCGTCGACTATCGTAACCGTCTCACCTTCCCGCGTGACGGATCGTTCTATGAGGCGATCTCGGCCGATGCGGGCACCCAGCACGGGCGCACGCCCGCTTTCGTGCTCGCCGACGAGCTGCACGCCTGGCCCAAGCGCGAGCTATGGGACGTCCTGCGCTCCGGCCTCGTGAAGCAGAAGGGTTCGCTCCTCGTCGTCGCCACCACGGCCGGCCGGGGGCACGAAAACGTCGCCTGGGACATCGTTGAAGACGCCCGCCGCGTCGCCCGTGGTGAGGTCGATGATCCCTCGATCCTTCCGATCATGTTCGAGGCGGACCGTGATTGCGATTGGACCGACGAACAAGTCTGGCACCGGGTGAACCCAGGCCTCGCCTATGGCTACCCGGACCTTGAAGGCCTGCGCCAGCTCGCCCGCGAGGGGCAGCGGCGCATCGGCGACCGCGAGGCCTTCCGCCAGCTCAACCTCAACATCTGGCTCGACCACTCCGCCGACCCGTTCGTCGATATGGACATCTACGACGCGGGTGCCGAGCCGGTGGATCTCGACGCGCTTGAGGGCCTGCCCTGCTGGCTCGGCGTCGATCTCTCCAGCAATCACGACCTCACCGCCGTCGTCGCCGCCTGGCGCAACGAGGCCGGCGGCTACATCGTCCATCCCTGGTTCTTCTGTCCGGAAGACAATCTGCGCGCCCGCGCCGACCGCGACGGCGTGCCCTATCCGACATGGGCCGAACAGGGCTTCATCATCCCGACGCCCGGCAACGTCGTCGATTTTCGCGCCGTGGAAGACACGATCCGCGATCTCTGCTCCCGCTATGCGGTGCAGGAGATCGCCTTCGATCCGCACCTCGCCCGCAACATGCTGAACAACTTGCTCGAGGATGGCCTGCCGGCCGTGGAGATGCGGCAGGGCTGGGTGACGATGGCGCCGGCGATCAAGGAACTGGAGCGCGCCATTGTCGGACGCCAGCTCACCCATGGCGGGCACCCGGTGCTGCGCTGGTGCTTCGACAACATCGCCGTGCAGACCGACAGCGCCGGCAACCGCATGTTCCACAAGAAGAAGAGCCGCGACAAGATCGACGGCGCCGTGGCCTGCGCCATGGCCGTCAGCCGTGCCAGCGCGGAGGGCGGCGGGAGCATCTACGAGAGCGATGATTGGTCCCCCGAGATGATGGTGCTGGCCTGATGCTCCAGATCACACCCGATACCCTCGCGCTGCTTCGTTCAATGCAGGAGGCTGCGAACACGAAGGCTCGTCTGAAGCTGACGCGGAAAAAGTCGCTTCGCACCCTTAACGCTGATCACTCCGACCGCCTCGCTCACCTCGCCGCCAAGATTCTGAGGACCGGGCAGCCCACGAATTTCGCCTATGAAGGAGCCTGCATCGCCGGCATTCGCGCCTCTCTGTGCCTCGACGGGTGGCCGTGGCCTGACGCCGATGGTGCTGCCCGCTCGGTTGTCGGCGTCGCGCTCCATCAGATCGGCACCATCCGACCGACATGGAGTCAGGGGCAGCCGGAGTACGTCGATCTCAACGAGCAGGACAGGACACATTGCGCTCGCTGCGGCGGGAGAATCGATGATGATCGCGGCTCTCGCGGTGGAAAGACGGTCAAATTCTGCAGCAGATTATGTTCTCAGGCCGCCAAGAAAGAACGCGACAATCTTTCCGGGGAGGCTGTGTCCTGGGCTGAATGGATGGCAATTTGCGCCGAGAGGTCAGCAAAGCTGAAAGAAGAACGGGTAATCGATTGCGAACAGTGCGGAACTATATTCGCAATGGGCTACAGGGGCCAGAAATATTGCACAAAGGCGTGTTTCCATGATGCGGAAACCAAATACGGCAATAAACCTTGCGACCATTGCGGCACCATCTTCAAGCCGAAGAAGAACCCGTGCGGAATAGCGAAATTCTGTTCGCGCGAGTGTGCTGCTGCGAATCGGCCAAAGAAGGTTCGGCAGGCTCTTCAGTGCCTGACCTGTAGCGCGATCTTCTACCCGCCGTACCCAAGTCAGAAACGGCAGTATTGCAGCACGACGTGCAACCCCTACGCGCACAAGACCAAGTTCGTTTGCGAGGAAATCGGGGAGGATTTGCACTGATGGCTCGCCCCATGCGTTCGATCGTCGAAACCATCGTAGCGCGCGACCTTGCGCCGGAGACGCAGAAGCGCGCGGTGGCGGATTTCGCACGCCAGCGCCTCGCCGAGGGCTTGCAGACCAATCGGCAAGCCACGGGCCGCGAGCCGACCTATGAGCAGATCGTCGACGGTCGGCCGGGGGCGACGCTGGAGAGCGTGAACCTGCCCGGCCGGATCATCTTCCGCTTCGACGGTGGGCTTGGGCGGGTGTTCGAGTGGATCGGCGAGGCGCTGGTGCAGCACTCGCCGCATATCACCGGCGAATACATGAAGTCCCATCGGTTCTTTGCCGGCGGGCGGGAGATCGAGCCCGGCGCCGAGGTGCCGCGTGCCGATGAATACGTGTTCCTGTCGGAGGCCCCGTATGCCCGCCGGCTGGAGAAGCACTATGAGCCGGCCGGCATCTACGAGGCTGTCGCGGCCCTTGCGCGCCGGCAGTTCGGCGACATCGCCGCCATCAAGTTTTCATTCCGCTCGCTCCAGGAATTCGGCATTCAGCCTTACATCCCGACCGGCACCGGCACGGTGCGGCTCCGGGGCCGAAAGGGGCGCTTTGTCGCGACACCCTCCGAGCGCCGTGAGGCTCGCGGTCAAGAGCGTGCCACCCGAGTCCCCGCCATCGTCATTGCAGGAGAACGCTAATGGTCGCGCTTCGTGAAGTCCGTGAGATCGACATCAGGGCCACCACCAACGGCGTCGATCAGGCCAAGGATAAGCTGGACGGGCTCGCCAGAGCGGATGACGCCGTCGTGGCGGCGGGTGAGCGGCTGGAGCGTTCCACGGCGAGCGTTGGTCGGTCGCTGGAGCGATGGAACCGAACCCTCGATGGCAACTATGCGTCCAGCAAGCAGCTGGAGAAGGCGACACGCGACCTCGCCGACGCCCAAGCGCGCGGCCTGATCTCGGTTGACCGGCATAACCAATTGCTTGGCGCGGCGCAGATTCGCTACGGCGCCGTGTCGGACCAGATGAAGGGGGTGAACGACAACACCAAGCTCGCCAGCCATGAGATCGGGCTGATGGGCGCGCAATTTATGGACCTCGGCACCCAGATCGCCAGCGGCGGCGGCCTGTTTCTGCCGATCATCCAGCAGGGCGGACAGCTTGCTGGCCAGCTCGGCGATCGAGGCCTTAAGGGTGCCGTGGGTGCACTCGGCTCCGGCTTGCTGGCCTTCGTCACCAATCCGCTAAACCTTGCCGTCCTGGCGCTCGCCGGCGCGGGCGCGGCGGCATCGTTGTTCCTCTCGACCGTCGGCGACGGGGCCAAATCCACCGAGGATATCTTCAAGGAGCATGAAGACATCATCGGCCGCATCGGCGACCGCTACGGCGACGCCACGGCGGCCGCCCGCGACTACGCCGAGGAATCGACCGCTATCCTCCGGCGCGCAGCCGAGCAGAGCGCTGCGGCCCTGCGGGAGCAGCTGGCGAACCAGTCTCAGGCGCTGCTTAGCCAACTCGGCACCAGCGTGCAGGCGCAGCGCCCCGAAGCCTATGGCCAGATCGCCAACGGCTTCGATCAGCCGCTGTTCAGCGCGGACGCACGCTTCGCGCCGTTCAAGCAGCAGATCGAAGACCTGACGACGTCCATTGCGGCCGGCACGCCGAAGATCACCGAGTTTCGCGAGGCGGTGAACGCTCTTGCTGCAGCGAACCCCGGCAATGGCCGGATGCGCCAGTTGGCCGACGAACTCCTGACGTTGACCGACGAGGCCAGCAAGACTGCCCGCGCGCTCCCCGGCGCCGCTGCGGCGCTTCAAGCCCTCTCCGGGGCGGCGAGCGACGGCGTGCCGTCCCTGCGCACCTATGCCGACAGCGTGAAGGCCATCACCGACCTGGTGCCCGCCCTGGCAGCACAGCAGAAGGTGATTTCCTCGCTCGCCGCCATTGACGGCAACCTGGCCAACGCTCTGGCAAAGTCCGCCGCCCTCGGCGGTTCCGAGGGCGCAATAGCCGCCCGGGCTGCGCAATTGGAGACGGCCGCGCAGAGGGCGCGGGATGCCGTCACCGGCCTCACGGACGCGCAGGACAAGGCCAAGACCTCGCTCGAGGCCTACACCCGGTCCTCAATCATTGCCGGCATGTCGCCCCGCGAGGCTGCCATTGCCCGAGAAACCGACGCTTACGGCCGCCAGATCGAGATGCTGAGAGCTGCGAACGCGGCGCAGGCCGAATATGACAAGGCCGCCGAAGCTCATCAGCGGAACCTATCGGCGATCAGCGGTCAATATGGAGCGGACGGCAACAAGCTGCGGCGCGGCCAAGGCGCTGATGATCTCCTCCGGGACCAGCAGGCGCAGATAGAGGCGCTGCAACTCGAAACCCGGCTTATCGGCACCAACGCCGAAGAACGCGGAAAGCTCGTCGCTCGGCTCCAGGCCGAACAGGACATGCGGTCTCGCGGCATCAACCTGCTTTCCGCTGAAGCCGATGAGATCCGCGCCAACGCCGAGGCCATCGCCGGCTTGAATACCGAATATGCCCGCAAGCAGCTGATGGACGACATCGCGTTCGATCGGGCGCAGCTTGGCCGGAACTCGGTCGATCAGCAGATCGCGGCGACGCAGCGTTCGGCCGGGCTGGAGGTGGACCTCGAATCCGCCGACGCAGAGGCGATGCGGCTCAACGCGACGCTTGCCGCCACGAAGGACATTGCCGGCGACGCCATGTCGGGTTTCGTCCGCGACATCCGAAATGGCGTCGATGCCATGGACGCGCTTGAAAACGCCGCAGAGCGGGCCCTCGACACGATCCTCGAAATGGCGACACAGAACCTCACGGCTGGGCTGTTCGGAGAGGGCAGCGGAAGCGGGGGCGGCATCCTTGGCAGCATCTTGTCTGCCTTCACGGGAGGCGGAGGGGGCGCCAACGGAACGGCCGGGACGATGGTTGGCGGCTCGTTCGTGCCGACGACAGGAAACCCTTGGGCTGGCCTCGGCTTCGCCGATGGCGGGCGAACGGGCCGCAGCCGCTATTCGATACAGGGAGCATTCTGATGAGCGCCATGGCAGCGGTGATACAAAGCGGGCGAGTGCATGTTCTCGCTGACGCGGCAACATATGACACGCAATCTGGAGTGCTCACCAGAGTGGTGCACAAGATAGTGCCTATACCCCGAGCAAATGCCGTCTTTGTGCTTCGCGGAAGCTACCAGTGCTACATCGAGTTCTTCAAGGCCTGCATATATTCGTCCTACGAGTCATTCGATGAATTCAGGCGAATATCGGATGACGTATGGCGACGATTCGAGCAGAACCTTGAGGGATGGGAGGACTGCGAGATCATGGTAGTGGGTTGGTCTGAAGAGGCGCGAACAGGCCATGTCCTGTTTCGGTCGACGTCTCAGCGCTATGAGGACCTCCCCGTCGGCCATTGGTATTTTCTCGAAGGCGTCAGCACCTTCGGAATAGATCTCGGCGATATTCCTCCCGAGGACTTCGACCCCTCGCGCCACGCCATCCCTGCCTTCGAGGCGGCGCGCCGAAATCTGGACGTCCTTGGCACAAAGGACGGCAAGCCGATCATCGGGCACGGCGTGGGAGGGTGGATCGTGGCCACGCTCGTAACCCCCGGCGTCGAGCCTGCTTCAAAAATCATCCATCGCTGGTCAGACACCATAGGCGAGCCGATCAAGCCGTGAGCGGCGGCGCTTTTGCGTCCGGGGTCGGAATTCCGACCTCGGCACAAAGATATCGAAAGGAACCGGCAATGAACCTCTCCACCATACGCACCCATGCCGCCCGCATCGAGGGCGGCGGCTGGGTGGATGATATCCCCGGCTTCGGCGACCTTCGGCTCAAGGTGCGGGGCATCACCAGCACAAGCGCCCGCGCCGCGCAGAAGGCGGCTCTTGCCGGGATGGGGTCGGTAGTACCGACGCCATCCGAGGGGCTCACGGAGGCGCAGGCGTCGGCCGTGACGGGCGCGACGATCCTCGGTGGCATCCTGCTGGGATGGGAGAACCTGACCGGCGACGGGGACGAGGTGATCGCCTATTCGCCGGAGATGGCCGAACGGCTGGTGAACGCGCCGGACCTTGTGGCGCTGCGGGCGGCGATCCTGTGGGCGGCCGGCGAGGTTGGCAAGGGTCGTGCCGGCGAGAGCGTGTGCGACCTGGTGGACGAGAGGGCGGCGCTATGAGCCCCGACGCCGCAATCGCTTCGCTCGATCGCCAGTTGGCAAAGCATGGGCAGGACGCCGTTTTGCGGCGTCGGCATCAAGATGGAGCTCAGATGTCCAACATAGATGTCTCTGCCCGGGTGAGTTTCAGGGGGTACCGCCCGGACGAAATCGCCGGAGGCATCTACCAAGGCGACAGCGAAGTCGTGCTTTCGGCAACCCAGCTTAAAGCCGAGGGGTGGCCCTCGGGTGAATGGGAAGTGCCGAAGGTCGGCGACCAAATCATTGTCGCCGGACGTGCTCGCTCGATTCTTGCGGTTGCGCCTATCTACATTGGAAGCGCGCTGGTACGGATCGACCTTCAGGTCAGGGGCTAGCTGCCGACTCGGCTAGCCCTTAAAGCGTCCGCCAAAATCTCCAACTGACAGCCCCATAGACTGAGCCAGTCGCTCGGCTTGCTCAACTTTCAGCCAGGACGGGGGGATATAAACCCCAGTTTTCTCACGGCAAAGCTGAACCATCTTCTTTATATCGTGAAGATATGCTTCTGACTTCTTGAGGTTTGGCTCATAAATATTCAGAGACAAGCGCACTTCAACAGCCGTGGCAACATCTATTGGGGTTTCCGATATCAGCCAATCGTCCGGATTGTCGCCAAAGTCTCTTGCCGATTCATTCAAGGCGCGCCCCTCCGCTGTTGTATATCCGTAGTACTCATTCCAGGGTACCAATTTGTGTTCCGAGATTGAGAACCCGAGCGCGAATCGATTAAGCGCAATACCATGGCCAACGAGCTCAGGAATTTGCAAGGTCTGGACGATGGAGCCGTCGTCTTTGGCGAAAGAGACTTGCGATAGAATGAGGCATTTCGGAACGTCCACGCGGCGCGTGAACCACGCAAGTCGCGGGAAATCCTGCACGCCCCGCCGCAAGGAAAGAGGGGAGCGTATTTTTCCAATCTTCGGATGAATAACTTCTCGATTTGTTCCCTCTAAATCAATGTATCCAGACATCCATATAAGATTTGTGTACAGGCTGCTGGTGTGATGATAGGCGACATCACTCTGCCTCCCGGCTTTTATTTTTGCTTGGCCCAT